TACAGATTCGTGAGACAAACGAATCCATTCCATAACTGCTTGTGCACCAGAAGGAACGATTGCATCATACAATTCCATCGTAACTTCCTGCCAAATAGATTTACCCTTGTAATATCTCTGAAGGTTGATGTGGTCTAATGCTTTGCGTTCTTGTACGATGTGTGGTCTATCTGTCTTTCTTAGTAAAAAAGATGGAATACCATCAATATACAAAATAAAACGATTCTGAGTTTTTGGTTCATAAGCTGTCCAAAAAATCTCATTTGAATTTAGTAAGTCTGCCATAAAAAATCATCCTTATGTTGTGATGTTGAATATAAATAGTATCAAATTATGATTTTTCACACTTTTTTAACAGAAAAGAATCAAACGAAAAAGAATCAATCCATTCATCTATAGTATGAGCATCAAAAAAATACTTGTCGGGGTCAATTGTTTCCTTTGGATTAATCACATTGTATTTATTACGAAGATGAGCTATAACTTCTGCTCTTTGGTCCCTTGTCGGTTCTAATCTATAAGTTGACCAATATATTGTGTTAGTATTTGATTTATATCTCCATTTGATATCACCCCGTTCATCATCTATATCAGGGTGAGATACAGACCCAACCTCATAACTTATATCACTTTTCACACTTAAATCCCCAAAAGCTACACCAACAACAATAAATGGTTTATCTATTTTTTGTTCGTTTAAATTGTTTGATGGTGTTTTCTTGTTGGGGATAATATTGCCCATTTCAGGTAAACTTGTTTTTCTATCATATATAGTATTGATGGTATCCTTCATTTTTTTAAGGTCGCCACTATGTCGTAGAGCTTTAAATACAATATTTTCAACACTGAATTCTCCACTTTTTGCTAATCCAGCATTACGATAATTTCTTATAGATTTCATCAACGATTTTAATTGTTCAATATTTTCAGTTTGAATTAGAGTTTCAATTTTCTTATTTATAAGTTGAAATTTCTTACGAATTTTATCAGAATCCAATTTGATATTTTGTGGATTTGGCTCTAACAACCATTTACCATCATATAATGAATAAATTGAAGCTCCCGGTCTTGCTTGTTGTGGAGAACTGTTTGGTTCTCTTATGTCCTGAATATACATTTCAACAGGATGACCTTTTACTTCAATATCATGTTCGGTATTCCACTTGAATGCTAATCCATCCATGAATTTCCGAGCATATTCTTCGTTGATTTTTTCTTCAGCAATATCTATGACAACGTGCACATCTATATCACTTACGGGGGTCCAATTATAATTAGCTGATGAACCTAATAACAATATGTTATGAATTTCACCTTTTAAATCTGTGGAGTTATAAAAATCTTCGGCAACTTTCAACAGTGATTCTCTAACTTCAGGTTTAAGCTTTTTGCCTTTCCATAAGTTCGGGTCCAATATTTTATTGTAAACACGAAATTTCACTTAATCTTGTTTATGTGATTTATAACCTTTACCTTTCATCCACCATGCTAATTTATATGGATTAGTAATCTTTTTCTTCTTTTTGGCTTCTTCCACATCCACGGTTTCTTCTTTTTTCTTTTTTGGAGCCCACCTTTTAGCCCCACCAACAGAATGTTTCTTCATAGCTTTTACTGTTCCTTCCCACCCCGGAGGAGCTACTTCGTGAACATTGACTGGTGAAATTTCCTTCCCTTTTTCATGAGCCGAAACAAGACCATCAATTTCGGTTACTATTTTCTGAATTACTCCACCAATTTCACTAGCAGCATCTTTAAGATTTTCTTTTATCCAATGAGCATATGATTGTATTCTCTTCATAGACAGTATTTCTTGTTCTTCTTGATATTTTTCATCAGGAGCATCTTCAAATTCTACTTCTTGAATAGCTTCACGAATTATATCTCTTAAGAATTCTTTTTTATTATTCATATATTTACTTTCTGTTATATCTTTGTTGTCATTTTTATCTTCTTCCCATGCAATCCACATTTCATCAATCAATTCTTTAATTATTTCCCTAATTTGTTCTTTAGATACAACTGGTAATTTCGGAGCTGAATATGTGGATGGTTTATTTTGTTTCCAAAATCTAAATAAAATGTTTGCTTGTTTTGCAATACCACTGATAATTAAATCGAGTTGGTCAGCATTGGTGATTTCTTGCTTTTGTTTTCTATGATTCTCAACTTCATATCCAATACCCTCACGTTTAACAATATAAATTAAAGGTCCTTTTATACCTTCTTTACCATGAAAAAGAATAGATTGGCCGGGTTTCATATTACCAATCATATTCCTGAGTTCTCCTTCGTCAGTGGAAGTTCTACCTATTTCGTCACCCATTGCATTTATTCCAATCTTTCGAGGAATTTCATAGATAATTTCTGACACTTTTGATTTTTCCGTATTACCATGTTTCTTTAAATCGTGAGCGCTTTGAAATTTAATTCGCCAGTGTTCTCCGGGAATGGATTTTGGGTCTTTAGCTCTGTCTTTCGCATAGACATAACCAAATCCCTCCCCCATTTCTTCAGATATAACTTCATCAATTATTTCTTTAATTTTGGATATTTTCATAAATTATGCTAGCTAATGATGGGTTTAATATACGGGTCTTTGCTGCCGCTCTTTTTCAGCTTTTGCTATCTCTTTATTTGTCATTGTAGGGTCTACCAGACCAAGTTTTCTTGCCATAGAATAATTCCATGACCTCATAGTGCTCTCCAAAGTATCTTGAAATATCCAAGGATATTTGACTCGTTCCCAAGGTTTTATTCTTTGGATAGGAAGATTACTTTGGTCTGCTAAGCAAAACCCCCATTTAACTAAATCAGGACCAGTATAAACATCTCCTGTAAAATTATCATCTAACCATTTTCTTATATCTATGTAAAACGGTTTTCTTCCAAAATCTGCAAGATATTTTTTACGTCGCTGTTTAGATGTCAATCCCGATACATATGGCTGTATTTTCTTTAACTCACCACGCTTTGGTTCAAGCATTGTCAAAGGCAATTTTAATTGGTCTGGGTCTTCCTCACCACCACGTTCTCTACTTTTTTGGAATATAGCTTGCCATATTTGTTTAATAATCTTTTTTGCTATTTCGGGAGATGGTTGAACAATTTTAGTTCCAACTTGTCTAGATTGACTGGGCTGCCTAGACTGTTTTTCTTTTTCTACATTAACAAAGTAGTTTCTCCACCTTTTCTCTAGTGGTTCTCTTTGCTGTTCTAATTTCATGCTCATAATAAATATTGTTTTAATTGAGAAATAGTATCAGAAGCGGTTTTATGAAGAATGCCAATACCATCTTTCTTAATCCATTCCTGTATCACTATTAATGTATCATCTATAATTATGTCGCCCGATTTGGAATAGTGGCGTTTTTTATGCTTATTATCAACCAAAATTATATCATCCAATTGTAATGATGGAATATTGTGGCGAATCCACATCAATTTTCCTTGTGTAGTTTGTTTATCTATTTTATCTGATTTTCCTAATGCACTTAGAATTTTTGCTTTAAGAAAATTATTTGTGATGAAGTTCCATAACTCTTTACCACCAGCCATCCATTCCAACTCTGAAAAGAATCTAGCTTTTCCATAAGCATCTATTCTGGCCCACATTTCTGGGTCTGAAACATTTTCTGGGCGAATATTCGTGAGCTTGTAAAAACCACCCCCAAAGTCAGATAATACTCCATCCATATCACAATATACAGTTCTTCTATAATTCGTATCTTCCATATTAATATAAATATAAATTAAAATAACTTGACAAGTCATTATATTAAGCACATACTTGTACTGCTTTTATTAAAGTACAATTTAAAAATGTACTATAAATAACTATAATAGTGTACAAGAGATCCAAAAATTAGGCAATAATAATACTTTGAAAAGGATGTTTTGAAATAAATTTATAAGGAGACTTAATAAGTAAATTCAGACAATACAGTATAATTTTTTTCCAATGCTTTTAGGGAAATTTCTACTTCTTTTAAACACTCATTGATACTTCCACCGGTAAGAACAATTCCATTATAATGTTTCAGAAAATCCATTAAATCAGGAATATTAATCATATCATCTGCTCCATTCAATAAAGCGATTAATTCTTCTTTCGTCCACGGATGATGTTGTCCTTTTGCATATTCCTTCCACAATTCTTTTGTCATATCACGACTATCATTAATGTTATTTCTAACCATGAATTTAACAAAATCAACAATATCATCTTCATCAATATAGTTATCCATGCAGTATCTAAAAAAAGCATATCCTTTATCATAAAATGTAGAACCATCTAAAACATCATCATTTAATCCGTTTTCAAATAACCACATTTTGTAATCCGTCTCACCAATCATTCCTAACGTTTCTTTTCCATTATAAAGAAAAACTATATTATTTACATTATCATAATTTTTATTTAAAAAATCAATCCATTTTTCAAGAGAAAAAGAAAATGATGATTTATATTCTGGTTGAATATCAACATTTATAAGCGTTTGACCTGATACATTTGTGACTTCTTTTACAAATTTTCTCATACATCCCAAGGCCCCCAATGCTCTGTTCTAAGAGTAATTTTAAGAACTTCCTCCTGAGTATATTTTTTATATGGTTTAGCATGAAATAAAGACTCATATGCTTGTTTTGGCCAAGTTATATCCATTATGGGGTCAAAAATTTTATCACCAATTTCCACCCATGCATGCTCTATTTCTGGTAATCCTTTCACAAACGGATTTACTAATTTACCATGAACAAGAATGGAATCGGGGTGAGTAGAAACATATCTACCGGTAAGCTCATAACATTTCCCTTTACGTGAATGTTTTTCTTCTGATTCCTTGATTTTACCTAATTTTTTATAATATACTCTACGCTTCATTAAATTCTTCACAAATTGGTTCCAACCATTCAATCTTTCAGAATCACTACCCCTAAAACTAACATAAGGAACTGACCTAAGATGAATCGGATCATAATTTACCCCCTTTATACCAAGTGTAGCTTTGTATATTCTCGTTATTTGATTAGGAGTTAAACCATGTCTAAACATTACATAACCACTACGAGAACCAGCCTTCAAATTGGGATGGTCATATGAAATTCCAGAACAAGAAAAAACTGTGTGAAATCCAAGTTTATTTAATATTTGAATATGTTTTATAATTGAAGGGTCCACAAAAATACCCGGCAAAG